ATGGCGGCCATGGGGCGGTTCCGCGGCGGGGCGCTTGAAAATCCGACCGGTCCGGTCTGGCGGCTAGAGTGCGTCATGCCCGGAAAACCCAGCCGGCAGCCCCAGAAGACCCCGTATGACTGGCGGGCAATGGTCGCGCTCCAGCATGACTGGCGTCTGTGGGCGCGACCGGCGCAGTTGCCGCCCGACATCGCCTGGCGAGTCTGGGTGCTCCTCGGAGGGCGCGGCGCCGGCAAGACCCGAGCGGCTGCAGAATGGACACGCGCGCATGCGCTCGCCCGGCCCGCCGCACGCATCGCCCTGCTTGGGGCAAGTCATCACGAGGTTCGCGAAGTCATGATCGAAGGCGCATCCGGCATTATGGCTCTGGGCGGGCCGCGGCCGGACTACCAGGTGAGCCGCCGACGGCTCGTTTGGCCGAACGGCGCGCAGGCCTTCGCGTTTTCCGCCGAAGACCCCGACGCCATCCGCGGACCGCAGTTTGACGCCGCCTGGGCCGATGAGTTCTGCGCGTGGGCGAAACCGGGCGAAGCCCTGGCGACGCTGCAGCCGGCGCTGCGGCTCGGCCCGAACCCCCGCCTGCTCGTCACCACCACGCCGCGTCCGATCAAGGCGCTGAAGGCGCTGTTGGCGCAGCCCGACGTCGTCGTCACCCGCAGTCCGACGCGCGATAACGCCGCCAATCTGGCGCCCGGCTTTGTCGCCCATATGGAAGGCCTCTGGGGCCGTTCCGCCTTTGGCAGGCAGGAACTCGAGGGCGACCTGATCGAGGATCGCGAAGGGGCGCTGTGGCGCATCGCGACGCTGGACGCCTGCCGCATCGCTGCCGCGCCGCCGCTCGATCGCATCGTGGTGGCCGTCGATCCGCCCGCAAGCGTTGGTCCCGACGCCGACGCGTGCGGCATCATTGCGGCCGGGCGCTGCGGCGATGGTCCGGCGCGCCGCGGCGTCGTGCTCGCTGACGCCACGATCCAAGGCGCCAGCCCGAAATCCTGGGCCGAACGCGCCGCCCGCCTCGCCGAAGACCTGGGCGCAAGCGCCATCATCGCGGAAGCCAACCAGGGCGGGGAGATGGTGCGCGCCGTGTTTGCAGCCGCCGGCGCGCAGACGCCGGTGCGGCTCGTGCGGGCGGTTGCTGGAAAGCGCGCCCGCGCCGAGCCGATCGCCGCACTCTACGAACACGGACGGATCGCGCATCTGCGCCGGCTCGACGCCCTGGAAGACGAAATGCTCGGCTTCGGCGCGCAAGGCGGCGGGCCAAGTCCTGACCGTGTCGATGCGCTCGTGTGGGCGCTCTCTGAACTCATGTTTGCAAGCCGCAATCCGCGGCTCACCTGGCTCTAGCAGGCGCTCGAAGACCCATGCTCAATCGACTATTCCGTATCCGGAAGGATGCGGTGCGAAAAGGCGCGCAAGGCCCTTTCCTGGCCTGGCACGCGCTTGGCCGCGCAACATGGACCAGTCGAAACCCGAACGTCATGGCGCAGGAGGGTTTCGCCAAGAACGCGGTGGCCTATCGCTGCGTGCGCATGATCGCGGAGGCGGCTGCAAGCGTTCCGCTCAAGGCCAGCCCCCATGATCATCCGCTTGCCCTGCTGCTCGCTCATCCGAACCCGGAGCAAACCGGCCTTGAACTGCGCGAGGCGTTTTTTGGCGGCCTGCAGGTTTACGGCAACGCCTATCTTGAAGCCGTTTCTCTCGAAGGAGAGCCCCCGCGCGAACTCCACGCCCTGCGCCCCGACCGGATCGCCGTCATTCCCGGCCCGCGGGGCTGGCCTGCAGGTTTCGAAGAACGCGTGGGCGCGACTGTCGTGCGGCGGATGCGTGATCCGATGACGGACGAAAGTCCGGTTCTGCATCTAAAGCTCTTTCATCCTTTCGACGACTGGTACGGTCTTTCGCCTTTGTCTGCCGCTGGGTTCGCGGTCGATATCCACAATGCCGGCGGGGCCTGGAACAAGGCCCTGATCGACAACGCAGCGCGGCCCTCCGGCGCGCTTGTCTATTCCGGCGCCGGCGGGATGGATCGGCTTAGTCCGGAGCAATTCGCGCGCCTGAAGGCTGAGATCGAGGAGGCCCACATGGGGGCCGCCAACGCCGGCAGGCCGCTCCTGCTTGAAGGCGGGCTTGACTGGCGCCCAATGAGCCTCTCCCCGGCCGATATGGACTTCATCGAGGCCCGTCACGCGGCGGCGCGCGAAATTGCGCTGGCGTTCGGCGTTCCACCAATGCTTCTCGGCATCCCGGGCGACAATACCTACGCCACCTACAAGGAAGCCAATCTTGCGTTCTGGCGGCTCACGGCGCTGCCGCTGGCGCAGAAGGCGGCCGGGGCGCTTGAGGGCTGGCTTGGGCGGCGCTGGCGCGATGCAGGACCGGCGCAGATCGGGCTTGATCTGGAAAGCATCGCCGCGCTCGGCGCGGAGCGCGAAGCTCTCTGGACGCGGATCGCGGGCGCTGAATTTCTGTCTACGGACGAAAAGCGGGCTCTTGTCGGCCTGGCGCCGATCGAGGCGCGGAACGCATGATGGACGCACGCATCACTGCCGCGCTCGCGTTTGCGATCACGGTGCAAACCGTGAGCGCGGTGCTCTGGGCGGGACGCGCCGCGCAGAGGCTTGAAACCGTGGAGCTGCGCGTTGCCGCGGTCGAACCGGACGCTGAACGCCTCGCAAGGCTCGAAACGCGCGTCGAAGACATCACCGCCCAACTCGACAGGATCGAGAGCAAGCTTGACCATCTGGAGCGGCGATGACGGCGAGAGCGCGCGACTTGCCGGCTCCGCTGGGCGGCTACGCTTCCGTCTTTGGCGTGCGCGATCTCGCGGGCGATGTGGTGCATGCCGGCGCCTTCCGCCGGACGATCGCCGGGCGCGGAGCGGTTCCGCTTCTCGTGCGCCACGATACGCGCCTTCGCGCCGGGCTGTGGCGGGAGTTGCGCGAGGACAGACGCGGCCTTTTCGTCCGTGGGGAGATTGATCCCGACGCCCCGGGCGCGGGCCTGGCGCTGACGCTTCTGCGTGCCGGCGTCGACGGACTTTCGATCGGGTTCACGCTCGTGCGCGGGCGGGCGAGACCCGAGGGCGGACGAGACCTTCTGGAAATAGCGCTTCTGGAGATCTCGCTCGTCGTGTCGCCGATGTGCCGCGAGGCCCGGCTTTTCAACGCCGCGCGAGTTTCCGCTTACCCACGAAAGCCTTGAAAGGAGTTGAGGTGACCCTCAAGAAAGAAACAAAAATGGCGCCGTCCAGGAACGGCGTCGACGCGCTCCTGCGCGCGTTTGAGAGCTTCAAAGAGGCCAATGATGCGCGTCTTGGCGCGATCGAGGCCGGGCGCGGCGACGTTCTGCTTGAAGAGAAAGTGGACCGGATTGAGCGATCGCTCCAGGAGCAAAAGGCCGCCATGGATCGCGTCGCTCTGGCTGCCCGCCGGCCCCAGCGCGCCGGCGGCGATCCGGTGCCGGATGAAAGGCTCTCGGCCTGGGGCGCCTATCTGCGCAAGGGCGACACGGCCGGTCTTGAGCACCTGGAAATGAAGGCGCTCAGCGTGGGAACCGCCGCGGACGGCGGCTATGTCGCCCCGCCCGAACTTGACCAGATGATCGAACGCAGGCTGACGGAAGTTTCGCCGATGCGCCAGATCGCAAGCGTGCGCATGACGGGCGCAAACGTCTTCAAGCGCACGGTCAGCACCACAGCCGCCGCCACCGGCTGGGCGGCAGAAACCGGCGAACGCGCCCAGGGTGCAACGCCCAACCTCGTCCAGATCGACTTTCCGACTGCGGAGCTGTTTGCAAATCTCGCCGCCACGCAAACACTTCTTGACGACGCCTATGTGAATATCGAGGACTGGATCGCCTCGGAGGTTGAGGAGGCCTTTTCGGCCCAGGAGCGGGCGGCTTTCGTCACCGGCAACGGCACGGCGCGCCCCAAGGGCTTTCTTGCCTACGAGAACGTCGCCGAAGCAAGCCATGCCTGGGGTCAGATCGGCTATCTGGCGACCGGCGCCTCGGGCGCGTTCCCGACCAACAACCCCGCCGACATCGTGATCGATCTCATCTACACCCCTCGCGCGCAGTTCCGCCAGAACGGGCGCTTTGTGATGAACCGAAAGACCCTCGCGACGGTCCGGAAACTGAAGGACAGCAATGACCAGTACATCTGGCGCGCGAGCGAAACCGACGGTTCCGCCTCGATTTTCGGTTATCCCGTCACCGAGATCGAGGACATGCCGGATATCGGCGCCAACTCGCTTTCCATCGCGTTCGGCGATTTTCAGCGCGGTTACCTGATCGTCGACCGCGCCGGCGTCCGCGTCCTTCGCGATCCGTATACGGCCAAACCCTACGTGCTCTTTTACGTGACAAAGCGTGTGGCCGGGGGCGTGCAGAATTTCGACGCGATCAAGCTCTTGAAGTTCGGCGCCAGCTGATGGTCGTGCGCACGCTTGAGTCGCCGGCGACGGAACCGGTATCTGTCGCCGAGCTCAAAACCCAACTGCGGATCGATCATGAAGCGGAGGATCAGCTGCTCGCGCGGCTGATCTCCGCGGCGCGCCAGGCGACGGAAGCCTACTGTGGACGCGCGCTGATCACGCGACGATTGGCAGAGACGTTCGATGCCTGGCCGCGCGGGCAGACCGTCGCGTTGTCCTGGACGCCGCTTGTGAGCGTCGGCTCCGTTTCGGTGTTTGGCGCTGGCGGTTTCGCGCCGCTGCCGGCGGAGGCTTATACCGTGATCCCGGACGATTTGGAGGGACGGCTCGTGGTTCGTCCGGGCGCGCCTGCGCCGGCGCGCAACGTCTGCGGGATCGAGATCGACTATCGCGCCGGGTTCGGGGCATCTGCGGGCGACACCCCGGCGGCGTTGCGCCAGGCCGTCCTTGTTGCCGCGGCGGCGCTCTATGAGCGGGGCGGAGCATCGGGGGCGGCGTTTCCCGATGAGGCGCGCGGGCTCGCACGCGCGTTCGTGCGGGCGCGGCGATGACGGCGCCCCTGGCATCGCGCTTGCGCGCGCGCCTCGTTCTGGAGTCGCCTGCGCCCTCGACGGACGATCTCGGCGGGGGCCCTGCGCAGTTTCTCCCTGCGGGGCATGTATTTGCAGAGATTGTCGCGCTGGATGACGGCGAGACGAGGACGTTCGCCGCAGTGGCGCCTGTTTCGCTTTATCGTTGCACGTTGCGTCGTCCCGCCGCTGTCCGCTCCGGCTGGCGGGTGCGATGGGGAGATCGTGTGTTCCGTGTGCGGAGCATGCGCGATGGGCGGCCGCCGGAGGGAATGGTTGAACTCACGATCGAGGAGGAGTTCCGGTGAGTGCATCACCCGAGCGCGCGCTCGTTGCGGCGTTGCGCGCAGCATTTCAGGCGTCCGCGACGGTGCGGACGCTGTTGGGCGATCCCGTCCGGGTTGCAGATGGTCCGGATGCGGGAGGAACGTTCCCGTTCCTCACGTTCGGCGACCACCGCGCAGAGGACGCCGGCGCAGCGATGGCAAGCGCGACGGCGCATGCGCTGAGCCTTCATGTCTGGTCTCGCTACGCCGGCAGGGCTGAGGCGCTGGAGCTGATCGCGGCGCTGCGGGGTGTGATCGAGGGCGGAGCGGTTGCGCCTGCGGGGCACCGCCTCGTGCTTTTGCATGTGGCGTATACGGATGTGTTCCGGGCGGCAGACGGGCGCACCATGCACGGCCTGCTCAGGCTGAAAGCGGTGACAGAACCTTCTTGACGAGAGAGAGGCAAACATGGCCGGCCAGCGCGGGCGCGATGTTCTGATCAAGGTCGGCGATGGCGCAACGCCGGAGACGTTTGCGACATTGGCCGGCATCCGGACAAGTTCTCTGGTGCTTTCGGCGGGGCCCATTGACGCGAGCGGTCCGGACAGTCCTGAGGGGTGGAGACAATTGTTCTCTGGGGCAGGTCTCAAGTCTGCAGTCATTGAGGGCGCGGGAGTGTTCAAGGACGCCGCATCCGATGAAACGGCGCGCCAGTTGTTTTTCTCCCAGGCTGTCCGCCGGTGGCGCCTGGCGGCCCCCGGCTTTGGCGTCTTCGAGGGGCCGTTTCTGATCACGCGACTTGAATATAGCGGGGCGCATGAAGACGAGGTGCGGTTCTCGATCGCGCTCGTGTCCGCGGGCGCAGTCGATTTTGATGCCGTGTGAAGCCATGTGCAATGCAGCGCGCGGGGAGGCGTGCACGACGCTGGGAGCGGCATGCGTCCGTCTGTGCCTCACGATGGCCGCGCTCGCCGAGCTTCTGAACGCGTTTGCCTGTACCGGCATTGGCGATCTCGCGCTTCGGCTTGAACGTCCGACTGCGAACGACCTTGCGCGCGTCCTTGAAGTGCTGAGCGCCGGCGCCGGTGCGCGGATCGGCGCGGCGCAGTGGCGCGTCTGGGGACCGCGTGCGGACCATGCGGCAGCGGCCGCTGAGGCGCTGACGCGGGCCTTCTCAGACTGAGGACGACATGCGCGATCACGTGGACTGGGCCGCGCTGTTGCGCGCCGCGCTGGCGATGGGCCTTCACCCGGAAGGCTTCTGGAAGCTCAGCGTGAGGGAATGGCGCATGCTCGCGCAAGCGCCAGACGTCTTGGAGAGAACGGAGCTTGAACGGCTGATGGCAAATGATCCGGACGAATTGACATGACAGACTATCACGACCACGACGCTGAGGCCGACAGGGTTGCGTCCGCCTATGAAGCTGCAGGCGCGCGAATTGCGGCTGCGTTGACCAAGGCGGCCCTCAGCGGGGAAGACTCCTTCCGAAGACTGGCCAAGACCGCGCTTGAAGAGCTGGCGCGAATAGCTTTGGCCCAGGCCAAATCCGAAGCGAAGGAGCGCCAGCGGGCGGGCGCACCCGATCCGCGCGTCGTGCTATCCGGATACGGATCAAACGTGAGTGCGTCGCCCTTTCCCCACGATGGTCAAATCGCTGCGGCGATTGCGCGCGCGGTGGTGTACGGGCGGAGAAACCTGTGACCGCGTTCCATGAAGCCGTTTTCCCGCTTCCGACGGGATTTGGCATGCGCGGCGGGCCGCAAAGGCGCACGGACATTGCAATGCTTGGCTCTGGTCGAGAGCAGCGGGTGAGCGCATGGTCGCAGGCGCGGCGTCGCTATGAAGTGGGCGGGGCGGTCCGCACGCTTGAAGAAGCCTACGCGCTTATCGCCTTCTTCGAGGCGCGCCTTGGCCGCCTGCATGGGTTTCGCTTTCGCGATCCGCTCGACTGGCGGTCGGGCCCGGTGCACGCGCCGGTTCAGCCGACGGATCAGGCGCTCGGAACCGGCGACGGTGTTCGGACGTCTTTTGCCCTCGTCAAGCGATATGATCCGGGCGCGGTTTATCCGCCTCGTCGCATTCGCAAACCGCTCGCCGGCACCGTGCGCGCGGCTGTCGCGGGTCTGGAAGCGCCGCAGTCGGCCTACGCCGTCGATCCGGTGGACGGTTTGATCACCTTTGTCGCAGCGCCTGCGGCAGGCGCGGCGGTGACGGCCGGTTTCGAATTCGACACGCCGGTGCGTTTCGACACGGACAGCCTTGACCTGGAATTCGAGGCGATCGGCGTGGTGCGGCCTGGATCGGTTCCGCTTGTGGAAATTCTTGCCTGATGCGCGCGATTCCTCCTGAACTCGCAGCCGACTTGACCGGCGAGGCGTTGACGCTGGCGCACGCCTGGATTGTTGTGCGTACGGACGGTCAGACCTATGGATATACTGATCACGACAGGGACGCCACGATCGCCGGCGTGCTTTGCCGGGCGGGCGAGGGGCTCTTGGCCGGCGCGGTGGAGAATGCCGCCGCCCTTAACGTGGACACCAGCGCCGTGGAGGGGGCGCTTTCTTCGGAAAGCCTGACAGAGACCGATCTCTCTGCAGGCCTCTGGGATGACGCTCAAGTCGAGCTCTGGCGCTTCAACTGGATGGCTCCGGCGCGGGCCGTGAGGTTGTGGTCGGGCTGGATCGGCGAGGTGCGCCGCGGCCCGCTTGCGTTTACGGCGGAGTTGCGCGGCCTGCAGGCGCGCCTGAACACACCGATGGGGCGCGTCTATTCGAGGTTCTGCGACGCCGAATTTGGAGATCAACGCTGCGGCGTCGCGCTTGGCGGATGGACCGGTGCAGGCGTGGTGACGGCGCGCTTGGACCCGCGCCTGGTCGAGGCGTCGGGGCTCGAAACGTTTGCAGGCGGCGTTTTCTCCCGTGGTCGGATCATATCCGGCGATGGCCGGCGCGTGGCGGTGCTGGCGCACGAGCAGGCCGGCGCGATTGCGCGGCTTGTTCTTTTTGAGCCTGCGCCGTCGTGGCTTGCGATCGGCGCGGCGTTCACCGTCGTCGCCGGCTGCGACAAGCGGTTCGCCACGTGCAAGGACCGATACGCAAACAGCCAAAATTTTCGGGGGTTTCCGCATCTGCCAGGCAATGACGCCGTGCAGGCCGGCCCTTCCGCCGCCCAGCCGATGGACGGAAGTTCGCGATGGCGCTAGCCCAACTCTCCCGCACCCGGATCATTGCGGAAGCGCGCGCGTGGTTGGGCACGCCCTACCAGCATCAGGCCAGCGCGATGGGCGCAGGGTGCGATTGTCTCGGACTGGTGCGAGGGGTTTGGCGCGGGGTAATTGGTCCGGAGCCGGAAGGCCTGCCGCCCTACACGCCCGATTGGGCAGAGCGATCCGGTGAGGAGTTGCTTCTTGAGGCCGCACGCCGGCGGCTGCAACCCGTGGCGCTCGAGGCGGCCTGCCCGGGCGACGTCATCCTGTTTCGCATGGCGCCCGAGGCGACAATGAAGCATGCGGCGATCTTGAGCAACAACGCCACTTTGGTTCACGCCTATTGGGGGCGGTCGGTTTTGGAAAGCCGCTATTCGCCCTGGTGGAAAGCGCGGGCGGCGGCGGCGTTCGCTTTCCCAGGAGCCTTACCATGGCCGAGCTGATCCTCTCAGCGGCAGGCGCTTCGCTTGGGCGCGCCATCGTTCCCCAGGGGCTGAAAGCGGTCGGAGCGATGGTGGGGCGCACACTCGGGGCTTATGTCGGCGGACGGATCGATGACGCGATATTTTCTGAGCCCTCGCGCATCGCAGGTCCGCGCCTCTCGGACCTCCAGATCCAGACGTCCAGCGAAAGCGCGGGCGTGCCGCTCATTTATGGGCGCCTACGCACGACAGGGCAGGTGATCTGGGCGGCGCGCTTCAAGGAGCGGGAGGAAACCGAAGACGTTGGCGGCGGCAAGGGCGGACCGGCCGCGACCGCGACGCGCTACCGCTACTCGCTTTCCTTCGCGGTGGGGCTTTGTGAGGGCGAAATTTCCGGGATTGGACGGGTTTGGGCCAATGGCGCGCCATTCGATCTTGGCGCCGTCGCCTGTCGCGTGCACCGCGGCGGCCCCTCCCAGGCGCCCGATCCGTTGATTGAGGCGATCGAGGGCCTCGGGTCCGCGCCGGCCTATCGCGACCTTGCCTATGTCGTGTTTGAGGATCTGCCGCTGGAGGACTTTGGAAACACGGTTCCGCAATTGTCGTTCGAAATCGTTCGTCCGGCTCCGGCGCGCGGACCAAGGCCGCGGCTTGAGGACCTGGCCAAAGGCGTGTGCCTCATTCCAGGAGCGGGCGAATTTGCATACGCGACCGCGCAGGTGAAGCGCGTGCTTGGCCCCGGGCGGGAGGCGAGTGAAAACAGCCACGGCGCAGCCGGGACATCGAATTTCACGGCCGCGATCGAGCAGTTGGAAACCGACCTTCCCAATTGCCGCAGCGTGATGCTGGTGGTGGGCTGGTTCGGCGACGATTTGCGCTGTGGAACCTGCGCCATCCGTCCGTGTGTGGAGATCGCGGAGAAAACCACAACGCCGATGGTCTGGCGGGTTGCGGGCGTTGAACGCGCCACAGCCCGGGTTGTTTCGCAGATCGAAGGCGAACCTGCCTATGGCGGCAGCCCCAGCGACGACAGCGTCATCCAGGCGATCACCGCCTTGAAGGCGCGGGGCTTTAAGGTCGGTCTTTATCCGTTCCTGTTTATGGATATTCCGCCCACGAACAATCTGCCCGATCCCTATGGCGGCGCGGCGCAGGCGGCTTTTGCGTGGCGGGGACGCATCACGGGCTCGATCGCACCCGGTCGTCCGGGAACGGTGGATCTGACGCCGGCGGCGGGCGATCAGATTGCAGCCTTCTTCGGGACTGCGGCCGCCTCAGACTTTACTGTCGACTGGCGCGGCGTCACTTATTCCGGGCCCGCGGAATGGTCGTTCAGGCGTTTTATTTTGCACTACGCCGCGATCGCGGAGGCTGCTGGCGGGGTCGACGCTTTCGTGATCGGCTCGGAACTCAAGGCGCTGACGACGTTGCGCGCGGCGCCCGGCATCTATCCTGCGGTGACCGCGCTGAAGGCGCTCGCCGCGGAGGCGCGCGCGCGGCTGCCTGGCGCGAAGCTCACTTACGCCGCCGACTGGAGCGAGTATTTCGGCCATCAGCCTGCGGACGGAACCGGAGAAGTGCGGTATCACCTCGATCCGCTTTGGGCTGACGCCAATATCGATGTCGTCGGCGTGGACTGGTATCCGCCGCTCTCGGACTGGCGCGACGGGGACAACCATCTGGACGCCGCCCTCGCGCGCGATGCGTGGGATCCGGACTATCTGCAGGGGCGGATCGAGGCGGGCGAAGCCTATGACTGGTTCTACCCGGACGCCGCCGCCCGCAGCGCGCAGGCGCGCGCGCCAATCACCGATGGGGCCCATGGAGAACCTTGGATTTATCGCGCCAAGGATTTGCGGAACTGGTGGGCCAATGCGCACCATGATCGACCCGGCGGGATTCGCTCGCCCACGCCCACGCCCTGGCAGGCGCGATCAAAGCCAATCTGGATCGTGGAGCTTGGCGCGCCGGCCGTCGACAAGGGCGCCAACGCGCCCAATCTCTTTATCGACCCCAAGAGCGCCGAGAGCGCACTCCCGCCGTTCTCCAGCGGCGCGCGTGACGACATTATCCAGAGACGCACATTGGAAGCCTATCTGCGCCATTGGGCGCCGGGCGGCCCCGGCAACCCGGCTTCTCCCGTCTATGGCGACGGCATGATTGATCCGGACGGCGTCTTTCTTTGGGCATGGGACGCGCGTCCGTTTCCGGCGTTTCCGGGCCGGGCCGATGTGTGGGCCGACAGCGCCAACTGGCGTCGCGGGCATTGGCTTTCCGGGCGAACGGGGCTTGGCGATCTCGCGGATGTGGCGACCGATCTCTGTCGGCGCGCGGGGCTCCATGCGGTGGACGCGGATGCGCTCTCCGGCGTCGTTTCGGGGTTTGCGATCGAGCCGCCGTTCACGGCCCGCGCAGCGCTGGAGCCGCTGCTGGCGGTGCATGATGCGGCAGGCGTGGAAAGCGGGGGAAAGCTCGTCTTCCGCAATCTTGGCGTCGGCGCGGCGACTGCAATCACGACAAATGATCTTGTCACGGACGAAGACGCCGGCCGCGAACGGGTGCGCAGCGACGCCGCGGAAGCTCCGCGCGAGACGCGGCTGCGTTATCTCGACGTCGAGCGGGATTGGCGGGTGGCGTCCATTTCGGCGATGCGGCGGGATGCGGCGGGAACCGGCGTGTTGGAGGCGGCGGCGCCCCTGGCGCTTGATCCGGACCAGGCTCAAAACATCGTCGACAGGCTGCACGCCCGGCTTGGCGCCCAACGCGAACGGATGACGATTTCCCTGAGCCAGGCGCATCTGCACGTCGAGCCGGGCGACCGGATCCGACTGGACGCGGATGGCGTCGTCGTCGACTATCGGGTGCTCGAGGCGCGCGAAGGCCGGGTCCGGACATTATCGCTTGCGCGCGACTTCGGCGGCGGACCGCCGCTTCTGGCGGCGGGCGCGCCCTCGATAGAGCCCGTCCGGACGCCGGCGGCGGCGCTTCTGCTGGCGCTCGATCTGCCGCCCATGCCCGGCCGGGAAGACGATGGCCGGCCGCTCGCCGCGGTCTACGCCGATCCGTGGCGCGGGGCGGAGTTGTTCGCCGGGGAAACCGCCCTGGCGCTGCGCCCGGTTGGCCAGGCCTTGAGCCGGGCGGCGTTCGGCGTTCTGGAGTGGGCGCTTTATCCCGGCCAGGTCGGGCGCTGGGACGACGCGGCCCGAGTGCGGGTTCGGCTTCATCACGGCGCGCTCGAGAGCGTTTCATCACGCGCTGTTCTGGACGGGGCGAACGCGTTCGCTGTGCTGCATCCGGAAGGCGCGCTGGAAGTCCTGCAGGCGCGCCAGGCGGTGCTGGCGGGGCCGGGGATCTATGACCTTTCGGGCCTGCTGCGCGGCCTGCAGGGCACAGAGGACGCTGCAGCCGAGATCGCTCCCGCAGGTTCGGCGATCGTGCGACTTGACGCGCGCTTGGCGCCGCTCGCGCTCGCGCCGCGGGAAGTGGGCGCAACGCTGGTGCTGCGGACGGCGCCGCTGGGACGCGCTGCGGCTGATCCCGCGGCAAGCGAGATCTCCTTCGCCTGGCGCAATCGCCATGCCCGCCCGTTCGCGCCGTGCCGGTTCCGCGCTGCGCGCCTCGTCAACGGGGACGTGGCGTTTTCCTGGATCCGCCGCGCGCGGCTGGGCGGCGATCCGTGGGGACCGGCCGAACCTCCGCTCGGCGCTGAGCAAGAGGCTTACCGGCTGGAAATTCTGAATGCCGGTGCAGTCGTGCGGGCTTTCGAGGTTGCAACCCCGGGCGCCCTCTACCATCTCGCCGACCAGACGGCGGACTTCGCCGGCCCGCCCGCGCTCCTCGCGGCGCGCGTCGCCCAGCTTGCCGAAGCCTACGGCGCCGGCGGGTTTCGAGAATCGACGTTCGTGCTGTAAGAGATTGGGCTTGCGGTCGGCGGGTGTCGTCGCAACGGCCGGAGGCGGCGAGCAAACGTGTGAGTTGGGACCCCTATTCGACGCTGGGCGTCAGCCGGACTGCCAGCGCCGATGACATCCGGAAAGCCTATCGCACGCTCGCCAAAGAGCTGCACCCCGATGTGCGCCCGAATGACAAAAGCGCCGAGGATCGGTTCAAGCGGGCGACCGCCGCCTTCAACCTCCTGAGCGACCCGGCGCTGAAGGCGCGCTTTGATCGCGGCGAGATTGACGCGGACGGCAATGAGCGCGTGAGCGCGTTCCGCACCCATAGCGCGCGCTCCGGGCCCTACCCTGCCGGGGGCGGCGCCCAGCCGGGGGGGGGCGACACCGTCTTTGACTTCGGCGACATCTTCTCCGACCTTTTCGGCGCCAATGCGGGCTCCCGCGGCGGGTTTGGGCGGATGCGGGGGCGGGACCTTCGTTTCTCCCTTGAAGTCGAGTTTGTCGACGCGATTGTCGGCGCGCGCCGGCGGGTTCAGCTCGCCGAGGGGCGCACGCTCGACGTCACAGTGCCGGCGGGCGTCGAGACCGGGCAGGTGCTGCGCCTGAAGTCGCAGGGCGGGCCCGGGGTGCAGGGCGGCCCGCCAGGCGATGCGCTGGTTGAGCTGTCGGTCAAGGCCCACCCCCATTTTCGCCGCGACGGCGACAATGTCCTGATCGATCTGCCGATATCGCTCACCGAAGCGGTGGAGGGCGCCCGCGTCCAGGCGCCGACGCCGACCGGGCCGGTGGCGCTGACTGTTCCGCCCGGGGCGAACTCCGGCATGCTCTTGCGCCTCAAGGGCAAGGGCGTGGCCGGACGCGGCGATCAGCTCGTCAAGTTGATTGTCATGTTGCCGGAGCCGGCCGATGAGGACTTGAAAAAATTCATCAAGAAGTGGCCGGCGCGGGAACGCAAGCCGCCCAGGCCAGGCGGGTGAGCCAGCCCGGCGCATCGGCAATTGCAGTCCGAATGCAGACATTCAGGGGACATTCAGCGCCTTATGCCTATTCTTCCGGCCCATGATGATCCGGAACGGCATACTCTTTGCGGCGCTCTTGGCGGCGGGGCTCCCGGCGGGGGAGGCGCACGCCCAGCGCTGGCGCATGGACCTTTCGCAACAGCTTGACGCCCAGCGCGGCCAGGAAGAGCTTTCCGGCGAAGCCCTGGTGCGGGCCATCCGCAGCCAGATCGAGGGCAAGCTGCTCGATATTCTTGGCCGCCAGGAGCGCGGCGATAGGGCCATCTATCTCATCCGCTGGATGATGCCGGACGGCGAAATCCGCACCCTTGAAGTCGACGCCCGTACTGGGCGCATTGTCGGGTAG